AATAAAATCTTCTGGTAAATCTTTTGGTGATAATTTTTCAAAATTTTTACCGAAAGTGGCTCCTCCGTCATTACTGGAATCTTTTATATTTCTCATATTGTAAGAAACATCATCTGAAGTTATTTTTATTTTTCCTTTTTGTCTACTGGTAGGTGTTTTATCCCTATTCAACACAACATTGATTCCAAGTTTTTGATTATCACCTGGTTTTACATATGAAATACCCTGACCTACCTTGACATCAATATCTTCTTCTTCGTGTCCACCGAAAAGTTTTCCATCAATAAAATTGTCAGTTGGAACTACTAAATTTTGTGCTAATGCAGTTGGGTCATATACTCTGGTATCTTCTTGTGCATTAAATCTATGTAATCCAAATTGTTTTGCAACAAATAACGCTGTTTTTCCTACACCAACATCTTCAACTGCTTCTAATGCTTGTTGTCTTCCTTTGACTTCTGGTGGTAAACTTCTTGGTGGTTCTTCTTTTAATTGTAAATCTGATTTCTTTTCAGTTAATTTAGAATCACGACCAGTATTATCTCCTTGTTTTACCTGGAACTCTCCTAATTCAGTATTAGTTCCACCAACTTTTTGGTAATTCTTTTTAAATACTGATGTATCTGATAAGTCGAATAATTTATCTATAAGTGCCATATTAAGTTAATCCCTCTGTAAATGGTGAGAATTGTTTTCCTTTACTATTTTGAACCATTTGTTTCGTATTTTCATTACCATCTCTAACTGCTGCAATTAATGCTCTTGTTAATGATACCAATGTTAAAACAACACCAGCACCGCCCAATAACATACCTGCGCCACCTACAATTCTACTTGCACCAGTTGCTAATCCCCCACCAAAACCAATCGCTCTTAAATTATCTGCGATTCTTCCTTCTGCTCCACCAAATCTTGACATTATTCGACCACCACCAGCGATGGTTGCTGCAATAAGTGCTTGTGTCAGTCTGTCCATTGCTTCTGTATTATTACGAATATCAGCAGACCCTAAATCAACTTCACCACCTGCTAATCTACCAAGTTCTTGTACTGTAATACCAAGGGCTTGTGCTAATTCTTTTCTTTGAATTATATTTAATCTATTTAGTTCCGCTTCTGAACCAACTTGTCTAACAATTTCTTGTTGTAATCCTGCCAAATCTCCTGCTAATGCTAATTCTCTTGCTTTATTTAAATTTAATTGTCTACCTATTAATAAAGATGCTTTTAACTCACCTTCTATACTGGATTGAAAGTCTAATAAACTAGTGGATATATTTTCAACCGTAGATAAACTTAATCCTAATTCTTTTGCTTGGACTGCTGCTAGTCCAATGTTCATACCACCATCTTTTGCGAACTTAGCAAATAATTCAGTATTGTTTGCTATGTCTGCGATAATATCTTTTGGTAATACACCTCTTAGTTTTGCAAACCTAGATATTTGAGTTTGTATAGTTCTAGCTTGTTTATCTGTTATACCAGAAAGTTCTGTTTGAACTTGTAATACCTTTGCAGATTCAGATGCTGCTATACCAAATCTTAATCCTAATAATCTGATACCTCCTAAATTACGAATTGTGGCTCTATCTATTGTCCCGAATGCTTCATTTAATCCGTCGAACGCTCCCTTGGCAAAAACTCTTTTAAGTTTTGCTGTAAATGTCATAGATTCTAAACCACCGGCCAATGCAACACCAAATGCTGCTCCGAGACCTGCTAATGCTAATATTGGCCCACTTAAAAGATTTCTTAAAACTCTTTGACTAGCAAAACCACCTCCACGACCACCACCACCTTTTTCTGCACCTAAACTCGGGTCATATATTAAAGAATTTGCAAAACTACCCGCTGCTTCCTCACTAGCGCCAGAAAGAAAAGCTCTAAATCCATCTGGACTATTTGATTGCTGCTGTATCATAGTTCTAAACGCTTGATTCATCTCATCACCGAGTCCAGTTGCTCCAAATACATCAGACAATAAACCACCTATCACCGGTATTCGTTTTATTGCATTCTCAATAGAATCTCCAATAGCTTTATACATACTGGCTTGTCGATTAATTACATTATTGACTCGTTTTTGAACCTCTTGTTTTTCTTTTAGTTTATTGATTATTTGACCAGTATCTTGAACACCCTCACGAATCATTCTTCTTTCTAATTTATGTAAGTCTGTATGAGTAAGAGTTTCCTCTGTGATGTCCTTGTCCATTTCTAAAACGGATTTTGTAGCATCAACGATATCACCAATGACATCTGCTTGTTTTTTATTTGCTTTTATATTTTCATTGAATAAATTACTAATGTCGTCCAGAACTTTAAATTCCTCGTTAAGAGTTTTTAGTGTATCCGTCCTAGTTGATAATTCCTCGTTTATCAATTCATTTAATGTAATTTGCTCTACTTGTTTTTTGGTTTTTGGTGCCATATAGTGATTGTGTATTTATTAAAAACGATTATAAATTTCTTATAGCATCTTTTGTAGCATCAAATCTTTTTTTAAAATCCGGGTCTTCTTTTGATTTTTTAGCGATATGAACCTGTAAGTCTTTATCAATTTGTCTAATTCTATCAAATGACTTTTTTATTATCGGGTCTCGTTCTAATGTTTTAAGAGTTTTAGATGCTCCTCTACGAGCAACCGCTTTCATTAGAGAACCAACGAATTCTGGTATGATTTTTTTGTTTTTTACTTTAAAGTTTGCCATAGATATATTCCATTTATTCAGTAATAAATATCAAAAAAATTAATTTTTAACAAGTCGTGGGTCACTTGATTTTTTTACCATATCATCGTATTGTTTTTGTTCTAATTCTTTTGCTTTAACTAATTTATCTGCATAAAAACGACGAAGTGGTAAGGGCATGTGATAGAGTTCGGAATGATTAAATCCATTTCCATAATAGGCTATGTTGAAGAGTTCTTCGTGAATTGCCGCCCTATTCTCTGGCGGCTGGCCAAAAAAAGTCGAGCCCTAAAGGAACTCCGACCTTTGTTGTATTTCCGTTCCCACTTGTATAATTAAAAGTTAAATCTATATCTGGTGTAATAGATTGTGCATACTTACGATATTCTCTTGCGTCTATTGCTAAGAATTCGTTATCAACAAAATTATCAATTTCTTTTTGTTCTGTATTTCCATCAATTGAACTTATTTGATATTTTAACCTAGTTGTTACTTCACTTGAAACACCTGTTAGTTTTTCTGCCTTTTCAAATGACTTTAGTATTTGATTTATTGCCATTTCATCTTTATGTGTTAAAAGTTTAAAACCTATTTTTCTTTTTGAATTAGGTAATTCATATTCAAAGTTGTTTCCATTAACAAATAATGATTCATCCATTTTTTTATGTTCTAATTTGCTTAAATCAATTGAAGTTTCTACTTCTTCGTTTGTCTCTGGGTCTATAATCATTACATCATAGTTTTGTCCGTATCCTAAAACACGAGTTCCTACCATTAATGCGTTTTTATCACCGATTAACAAATCATCTAATTTAACTTTTGGGTCTGCGATAACACTTTGTAATAATCTTTCAATCACTACTCCCTGTGTAATAAGGTTTTGTGATGTTAATATATCTTCTTCTTTTGCTGTCATATATTTAACATCTATTGTTCCACTACGCAAAGGACTATCTTCGGGATACAATAATCCCTTTGAAGGTAAAGATAGAACTTCAGTAGGAAAACCATACTGATTTTCAGCCATTGTTTACTCCTTGATAATTAAGAATTAATAACTATTTTTTTCCACCAAGAACTTTTTCAGCACCTGCGATACCGAAAGAACCTAGTGTTACGAATACAAATGAATTAAAGATTACATCATTAATGACTAAATCTTTTCCCGCAATACCTGTTCCTAAATCGACTAATGCGAATAACACCATTGTTGTAAATGATGCGAAACCGATGATTGATTTTTCATTGTAATCGTTATTATCTTTAAATATTGCCCACATAACTTTCTCCTTAGAATTGTAGTATTGCGTAGTCGTATTGTAAAGTTAATGAAATGTCTGCTACTTCAGAAGATGCGAAATCTAACTCATTAAAGTTTGCTTCTGTAATGAATGCACCTTTTAAAGTCCACTCTTCAACTTTATCACCGACTGGCCCCAATACATTAAAAGTAATATCTTTTTTATAGAAGTCTGAATATCCATCACGACCTGTTACTGATTCGTGGTGTAATCTAATCCACTCTATTACTGATTGTGCTCCACTTGGTACAATAGGGTCGTATAGAGTTATACTAATTGGTTGCCAAGTTGCTTTACCTTTTACATATCTTTTTGTATTGATATGGTCAAGAGTAATTGTTTCAAATTGTAATGCTGGTCTTGCCATTGTTTTTACTAAAAACGCTGGTATCCCATCAATATCCATAATAAACCTATTTTTTGTCTTAGGTTCAAAAGGTGTAAAGAATATGTCATTTGGGTCTATTAATGCCACTTTATTTCTCCTATAAATTTTTTACTTCAGTAATAAATATAATGAAATCAAAAAAAGTGTTAGGTTATACACATATCTTTTTAGAAGTTTTTTTGAAGTTTTTACTTGACATTGTCATTTTTTGTTTGTATATTATAGTATGATTGATGAAATATTATGTGAAGAATGTGGTGTTGAAATAGACGGATTTTTCCTTTGTGATGATTGTGAAGAAGAAGTTTACGAAAGAGATAACCACGAAGAAGACGAAAATTAATTAAAAAAAGACTTGACTTTTACAAAAAGAGTTTGTATATTATAGTGTAAGTTAATTGATAAAGGAAAAATATGATTGAAAATAATGAAATAATTACGACTGATACCGAAGGTATTTATATGAGAGATTACCAAGATACTTTGGTAACAAGGGAAATCCCAAATAATTATGGGTATTATAATGATGCTGGTGAGTATGTAGAAAATGGAACTCATACTATTACTCATTATAGATATGCTCATAATCCTATGGAATTATATGAAGCTAATCAGAATCAACCAAGATTAAATCTTGATGATTATAATAATGATGATTATAATGAAGTAGCTCTTTATAAGGGTATTCCTATGAGATTTAGATTTAATCCAGTTATTAGAGAAATAATGATGACTGGTGGTTTTAGAATTAGGTATCGTGGTGGTAGCAAACCACAATATGGTTATCGTAGAAACCAATATCATTGTTTGGCAGAATACGCAGATACCTTTGCGATTTATCCAAAATAGGTGTTAATATCGTAATCGTAAGAACCTATTAAGTCGTGGGTTGTCGGTGACTACATATTTGGAACCGTCAGGGTTATGTAGGGTTTCACGAGATTAGAAACAACCCTTGTGAGTTAGGTGGTTAAACTCTCAAATTTTCTTTCAGTCATATCACAAACAAAAAACCCCCGAGAGTGTCGGGGGTTTTTCTTAATCAATATTCCTATTATTCTGGGAATGCTGCTCCTGTTGGTTGAACTACGAAGTCCAATACAATAAACTCTGCTGTTCTAGTAGGTTGGATAAATATTTGTCCAACTAATTGGTTTCTATCAACAACATCTGGTGTGTTGTTGCTTTCGTCCATTACTACTCTGAACGCTGTAAGTCCTGAATTTGATTGAACTTGTTCTAGGAACGGATTAACAATATTTAGGAATCTGTTTCTAAGTGCGTCAGTATTTTGTTCAAATACTAAGAATTTAGATGTAGATGCGATGAACTTTCTTAAGTTAATCAATAATCTACGAACATTAATTCTATCTAATGCACTTGGTTTTCCTTGAAGTGTTTTCTGTCCAAACACGACTACACCTTGACCTGGGAAAGATGCGATTGGATTAATACGATTTTCGTATAAGTCGTCTCTCTCAGCGTTTGTTAGTCTTGTTTCTGCCTCTAATACTTCTGTCAACCCACCACGATTTAAACCTGCTGGTGCGAACCACTCTTGTCCAATTCTATCATTGTTTGCATAAACACCTGGTAGAACTACTGAAGGTGGCACCCAAGTAGGTTTGTTTTTTACACTATCCAAGACTTTAATCCAAGGATAATATGTTCCGACATAGTTTGTGTCAAGAGTTTTTACATTGTTTATTGCTTGTTGGATTGTTGCTCCATAAGGTGAACCATCCATAATATAAAATGCATCTGCTCTATCTTCAATCTTGTCGATTGCGTGATTTGTTACTTGTGAGTGTAATGAGTGAATAATACCTGGTGTTGCCAACAAGTTAATATCAAACTCATCTGGATTAGATATTGCGTTAATAGCTCTTTTAAATACTACTGAACCACTTGAACTTGAATCTGTAAAATCAAATCCTTGTGAATTATCTGCTGTAATATTTTCACCAACTTTTCTATCTGTTGCTGGATTGTCTCCATCAAAACCACCTTGGAAAGGAACTACAAACTTTCTTTGTTGGAAAGCTGAGTTCGTTAAGGTAAGTTGAGTTGAACCATTTGCAAAAGTTGCACCTAATACTGATGCGTCATCATTACCAAATGAATCCTCTAAACTCATAGTAATATTAGAACCAGTATCTGAAGCGACTAAATTTTTCATTAATGGTGCTAAGTATTGTTTATTATCTGCTTTTGCGAAGTCAAATCCATAGTATACATTTCTGTCAAATGTTCCTCTTGCATTTAATTGACCTTGTCCAGATACCGTACCAACAAAACTTGCTGTTGGTATTGTCATTGAACCACTTGAAATTGTGTCTAATGCAGGTCTATTTGGATTGTTAACCTCTGCAAAACCCATAGGGACTAATTCTTTTGACATCCCCACTAAGTTTGAGAAATCTGATATATAGATATATTTAGATTGATTTGGATAATCACCATTATAATCTAGTTTACCATTTGAATCTATGGTTACATATCTATCACCGATAACTCTTGGTAAATAATTTGTAGAGTCTTCATCTAAACTAATGTTTTGGAAGTTCTCTAAAATTGTTCCATCATCCGTTTCACCTGGATTATTAACAATCACTTGTAAATTAAATGAACCATAATCACTACCTGGAACATCTGCTGCTGGTTTAACATCAGAAATACCAATTCTGTATTTTGAATTGATGTTAGTTCCGTGTGAAATAGTATTTACTTTAAATAAGTTTGTTCTTTCAGAATTTACTAATTGTGATTGAATAAACGGTGTTGATGCTACTGCGTAGTCTGATGAAAAGTCTTCATTAGAACCACTCGAAATAGTAACTGTATTTGGATGTGTTGTTGAACCAGAATAGTCATTTACTACTTCTGGAAATAGTGAATACAAATATACTGGTTCATTAGTGTCTTGCGCGTCTTCACTAAATACTTTACCAATATAATTTGCTGAACTTGAATCAAATGAAAGTGAATATGTTTTCGTAGTTCCTGAACCAGCGTTTAAAGTCAATTCAAACGGTGTGGCTGAACCAATGACATATGATGCACTTATAGATGCACTTGTTGGCCCTGCCAAATTAAAAGTATCTGAATCAGATGCTCCTTTTGAAGGTTTAAGGGTTGCTGCTACAAAGTGTCCGTGTGCCGAACTACTTAAACCAAGTGCTACTACATCATTTTTATATCCACCTATATTTAAAACACGAACAATTGTTACGGTTCCTGCACTACGAAGATATTGTTTCGCAGTGAAAGGAACATAGAAGTCTTGATTTTCTTTACCAAAGATTTCTTCGAACTCACCAAATGAATTAATGACTTTTGGACAAAATGCTGGGCCCATTTCTGTTGGCCCGATTAAAGCTGCTCCAATGTCTGAAATTCCTTGTGGTAAGAAAGATAAATCTTTTTCTCTGGTAAATACACCAGGACTTACGATTCTTTCTGCCATTATGTTTCTCCTAATTAGGTTGTATCGTAAGTATAAATATCATTTAAAAAACTCAAAATACACTCGTGATAGTAATTTTTTTATTTGTTTGGTGTAAAAACACCCGTATTAGGGTCAATGTTTCCTTGACCATATTTTTCATTTAAAGAATTTAATAAATCTACTTCAGTTTCTGTTAGTCTTGCATATTCAAGTTCCAAACGAATTTTTTCTTTCTCAATTGTATCTAATGTCTGTTCAGCTTTTATTCTTGAAACTTCCATAGAACCTAATGCATTTTTAATATCTTCATAACCATTTTGAAGAACACTAATAGATGATAATTCTTGTTTTGTCAATGTAATATTTTTAGATTTTTTTGCCATTATAACTCCTGTTTGGTTTAGTAATAAATATCAAATTATTTGTTCAAACAATCACATTTCTTTTCTATATCTTCAACTTTTTTACTTAGTTCTTTTATAGATTCAATCAATAATGGAACAATTTTTTCATACTTTACTGCTTTGTATCCAGTATCTCTTGTCTTGACTAATTGTGGTAAAACCTCTTCTATTTCTTGTGCTAAAACTCCAACATCATTCCCTTTGTAAGTGTCTTGTTTATTGTTCCAATCAAATGTATAACCACCAACTTTTGATAGTTTATATAGTGGTTCTGATATTGGTTGTATATTGTCTTTAAGTCTTTCGTCCGATGAACCAAATGCAATTACATCTCCACTCGCTTCTATTTGAGAACCTGATATGTTTGATAGGAATTGTGCATTTCCACCCTCAGACATATCTAATTGTAATGCAGTTATGGTTGATGATGCGTCAACACCTTTGAATAATATATCTTTGTTATTTATTGCTGATTTGATTACGAAATCTGATGTAGCTATTTTGAATCTACCAAATTCTGTACCACCATCTTTTAATAGAATATCTGTTCCGTCTGCGTCAAGAACGATATCTCCACCAGCATCGATTGTGAAATCTGCTGCTGTTGATACACTTGGTATGGCAGCATCACTGCCACTAACTATTAATTTTTTCCAACTTGGCATTTAATTCATTCTCCTTATGGTTGGTTACCTGTTTGGCCCACTTCCTTGATTGCCATATCAAGGCCAATAAGTTATTTACTTAATTTTTTATAATTTTCTTGAAGTTTCTCAACTACTTTAACTGCGTCAAGTAGTTTTTTTCCTGGTATCATACTTTCTTGTATTAAGAACAAAAGAAATTCTGTTTCATCTTTTGTTAATTTGATACCACCGTTGTCATCAAGTTTATCCATTATTCCCATAATAACCTCTAATTATCCTTTATTATTCTACATAAATAAATATATTACCAGAGTCATCAATTCTTAAATTACCATTTTTAGTGTAAGTTGATGAACCTGTGTGTGCGTTCAAAACAAGTAAAGATGAATATGCTTCTGGTATTGCTGTTGCTGCAGTTGAACCTAATTGAGTATCAATCTGAACACCCCATCTATCTTCTGAATCGTCAAAAATAAATGCTGATGAACTATAAGCTGAACCACTACCAACTAATATACCACCGTCTCCGGTTGCTGATGAACCACTATTTAATAAAACAAATCTATCTTCAATTAATAAGTTTGTACTATTGACGGTTGTCTGTGTTCCTGCTACTTCTAAATTACCATTTACTGTTAAAGTAGTTCCGTCAAATGTTAAGTTTGCTTCAGCGTTCTGTCCGTCTGCTCCGGTTGCTGTCAATACTCTATTATCAACACCATTCGTCATAAAGTCAGATACATCAACTGATAGTTCATCTGAACCATAATCAAGACCTGTACCTGCTACATTTGAATTCAACATAGAACCTTCAACTGCGTTAGCTCCAATTGTTAATGCACCGCCTGCTGCTATTGTAGCATCACCTGATACATTACCAAATATAGCGTCTTCTAAATTACTAAATGTAATTTTCTTTTCTGTTCCGTTGTCTGAGAATACAAAATGGTCTTGTGTTTGATGAAGTCCTGTTCCACCAAGTGCTGATAAAGCGTCAATATCTAATGCAGTTCCACTTAGATTACTTCCATCTCCAACAAATGAACCTGTAAAAGAACCTGTGATGTGAGAATCTGACACTGCTGATGAATTTTTTAAATTCCTTGTTACGACTAAATCTTGTCCAATCGTTACATCATCTGGTTGGGATAATGTGATTGAGTTTGCTCCGTTTGTTACGGTGATTTCGTTTGAAGTTCCACTAATAGTAGCTGCGGCTGGCCCATCTGAACCACCAATAATTACTTGTCCATTTGATGTTAATGCGACTGCACCAACTGCGTCTGTCCCACTATCTTGTGAAATCAAAACTGCCTTATCTGTTAAAGATGTTGCTCCGATACCACCCTGTGCGACTGGTAGAGCAGTATCTAATGTTAAAGATGATAGTTCTGCGGCTGAACCACTAACTATTACTTTTTTCCAACTTGCCATTTTTTTATCTCCTATATGACGATATATTAATTCTACTTATAAATATAACAAAACTAAATTTTAATCAAAACCTAAATAAAAATTACTACCACTATACATCAATCCACCCTCTTGTGCGGTTGGTGTAGTGGTTTGTTCTTTCAATACTATTGAACCGGTAAATCTACTTATGTCTGACACAAATAAATTTGTTATTTTTACCTGTCCTGTTGATGCTACATCTAAGTTTTGAAATGAACCACTATTATATGGTAGTGCAGAACTACCAATATTATATAAATTAGCAGAATCTGGAATCAATGAACCACTTACGACATCTATACTTGCCGTTGTAAATGTCATTAATTCTGCTAATTGTTTTGATTTTAAATTTGCCATAATTTTCTCTTACTTATAAATATCTAACTATTAAATTTACCGAACCCAATTATTTCGTCTAATGCTGATATCGTGTATCCTAATGAATCCGTGTCTAACCTTAATTCTAAATTTGTTGAAGACTTCTGTTCTATTGTCAATGCGTCGTTTTCTACCAACATACCATTTATAAAAAACATAAAATCATTTTCTGTCGTTGACCCTAAACTTGTAGGTGCTGATGCTGTAATAGCATTAAAACTTGAAGTAGTAGAGTTAACAAAACTACCCGTATGTACAAATGACTTTCTTAAATAATCTCTATCTGGTTTAATTGTTGCTAAAAATGTTTTTGCAACATTTTCCGTTACTAATGCATTTATACTTTCGTCGGTTAAATCAGTATCGTTTGATATCTCATTTATTTTATAATTGTTCAAAAATATTGAACCAGTCATATCTAAACTACCTGTAAAAAATTGTTTTTGTGATAAAATATTACCAAAAATTGTACTTCCAGTATTATGAGTAATGGTTTGAGTTCTTGAACCAAACAATCCTGAACCAGAAGTTATTGCACCATTAATAAGAACTGAACCAGTATGAAACATATTTTCAGTTATTGTTAAGTCTTGTAAAAATCTTATATTTGAACCGGATATTTTACCATCACTAAATGTAATACCACCTACGTTTAGACTATCTCCACTTGTAAGTGTTATATCTTGGAACTGAACATCACTAGTTGTTTCGACTGCTTGTCCGATTGATATAGTAACATCACCATTATCCTCTCCATCAAAGTTTTTTTCTGTAAATCCAACTCCGTCTCTATCTAACGATACACCAGTTCCAGACTTTAATGTCAATGGTTTGTTAATCTTAAATATTATACCTGACATACTATGAATTAAATTTACCGATC